CGCATCAATTTGCATTTGTAATAATTCTTTATCGGACTTGTCTTTTTGTGTTTGAAGATCTCTTTGCATTTCACCTTCTAAACCAAACTGCGCTGCACCTGTTTTTAAGTTTCTAATTAATTCTGCTCTCTTGTTTTGTTGCTCTATTAAAGCTTTATTAGGCCCTTCTAAGTTACCAATAGCGTCAGCAAATGAAGTAGACTTAGAAATTTGTGGACCAGCTGCTAGTAAATAAGAAGTTAAAGGATCCATACCTTGAGGTAAGCCTCCCGCTCCTACTACTTTTTCCATAAATCTTTGTTCGTAATCTACTGGCTCTGAACTTACAATTGGATTAGTTGCATGCATAGATCTATCAACAATACCAGTCATGATACCTGTACCGACGTTTCCGCCTTTTCTAAACATTGGTCTTTTAAAAGTTCTGCTCATTATTACCCCTGTTGAAAAGTAAAATTTTGTGGTTGAGGATTAAACGCTCTGTAAATTCCAGCTAATGTTGTCCCTGCTCCTAACGCTGTATTTATTGGACTTGGACCAGGTGCAGTGATTTGAGATGTTTGACCTGGATATCCAGCAATTAAACTCGTAACTCCAGATCCATAAGTTTGTGCTGCAGTTAAAGGTTGCATTAACTGTTTTTGTAATAATTGTTGTTGCGCTGTTAGAGCTGCTTGTCTTTGAGCTTGATTTAATGCACCCATAGTTGAAAGGGCAGCTATATCTTGACCCCTGAATTGTTGTCCTTGAGAGGCGAAGTTTAATTGATTTTGTAAAGCTTGTTGTCTTAAATTTTGTGCTTGTGTAAATCCTTGTGATAATAGATTTGCCTGTAAAGCCGCTCGGTTTCTGTCGCTCCCTGTTTGATAATTAGCTAATTGAACTCCTTCTCTTCCTCCACCAAATGCACCTGCACCAATTGCTCCAGCTCTTAATGAAGGTAAACCTTTTTGAGCTTGTATGTCAAATTCTTGCATAGTTGCATCAATGACATCTTTTTGATAAGGAGATTCAAATTGTTTGTAAGCATCTGGAGCTGCATAACCTTCAGCTGTTTTAAGATAAGGTTCATATGCACCTATACCTTTTTCAGCTAATGTTTGTGCTCGTTTTTGTAAAGCATCCATATCAGCCACAAATTGTGGACCATATATTTTACTTAAATCAGCCTCTTTAAATTTACCTGTCGCTGTTGCTAGATCACTTAAAAATGTTTTACCAGCAGCTTCTATAAACTCTGGTGGTAATACTCGTGTTGATGTTACTTCTTCAGCCATTAAACTACCTTACTCTCTAATTGTTTCATTTGATCGTGTAATATTTGAGCACCCTTATTAACGCTTCCGCCTCCGGCCGCTCTTACTGCATCTGCCGTCCAAACAAATTCATTGTTAGATAACATCGCTGGGACATCATCTGCTTTTTCTTTTACACCAACTGGAGGAATAAATCCACCTGTTTCTCTAAGATCTAATTCACTAATTCCAGCTGAATTCTGTCTAAGAGGTAAATTACCTAGAAGGCTTGCTGCCTGAGCCGTGTCTTCAGATCCTAAAGCTAATCCAATTCTTCCGCCATCAGCTACCATGGTTTTTTGTTCTTTTACCTTATGTTTCCTTTTATCCTCTTCATATTCTTCTCTCATCTTATTATCGCGATTCATCCACTCCATCATTCTTCTTCTGTACATGTACTCGTCCATGTTAGGAAAGCCTGTAGCTAATCCAATTCTTCCGCCTTGAGCGAAACTTCTTTCACCCTTAGCTCGTGCAATAGCGTCTTTAGTTTCTTCCATTAATTTTTTTCTTAATTTGTCTGTATTTTCCCCTTGTTTCATACTATCAATATAGGCACTAAGGTCCCCATGTCTTTTATTTATCATCCGCAGGTTCTCCACTTGAGTAGCTTTTTGTTGTGCATGTTCTCTAAAATCTGGTTCGTTTTGAGGGGTTGGTAGGAATCCATCCTTTAAACCTACTCTTCCACCAGTCGCGTATTCAGATACATTTGTTTCAACCATTTCTTCTATTTGTCCATCAGGTAAACTAGGATTTAATTTTTTAAATAAGTCTCTTAAGTAAGGTCTTAGTTTATTTGGATCTCTTTGAACTTCTTCAATTTGTTCTTCTTCCATACCTTGACTTCCAAGATAAGTAGCTAGTGCGGTACCTATTCCTAATTTAGAACCTGTACCCATTTTGCTGCCACCAAATATACTTGGAAGAGCAGCTTGTATTCCTGCTTTTCCCAATAACCCTGTTGCTTGTCCTCCAATTGCAGCTCTACCAAACAAACCACCAAAACTTGTTCCAGGTATACCAAACCCTGCGGCCGCTAATAATGCAGTTTTACCTACTGGTGACTTAACAATTTTTTTAATACCTTTACCTATTTTTTTAACTAAGCTTCCAAGACCATATCCAACTCTTCCGCCCTCAGCATGTCCACCACTATCAATCATATCTAAAGCGATAGTATAGACTTCCATTTGTAGATCGTGTGAAAGATCGTAGAATTCTTTTCCATATTGTTCTTGTGCTAAATCTTCTGCTAACATTTGAGCTCTCCAACCTCTGTCACCACCACCTGCAACTAGTATATTTTCTATTCCACCTGGTTTTCTTAAACCATATCGGTCTTGCATCTGTATATTTAAATATTCTAATTCGTCTTCAGTTAATTCATTTAATGATTTGCCAAAGATTGATAGAGATAAATTATTCATTTCAGCTTCGGGATTTGGTTGAGACGCCATCATTTGATTAGGATCGCTGGTGCCACTATATTCAATACTTGGAGCCCCTGCTTCTAATGTTTCTGAAATATCTATATCTGTTATTGCCATAATTTTGTCTAAATTTAAAGTTCAAGGCAGGCGTAGAAATCCTGTATTTTAAGACTTTATTTGATTTTTTTACTGTCGTCAATAGGTTTTGACGGCGCTTCTCCTTGTTTCAGATCATCTAAGAATCTTCCACAATACTGATATTCTCCAATATGTGTAATATAATCTGTTACAAATAGATACACTTTACCACCTAATTTACGCCATCTTTCACAAAAACCAAAGTCTTCACCAAAATAACGCTTAGTATCTGGTTCATGTAAAGTATCAAATAAGTTATAAAAGTTTTCTTTTTTAACTTCTTTACCATTCATATTGGTAGGTTGAAATATCTCTAATTCAGGGTGAGCTTTCATAAGATCAGTAATTACTTTTCTTTTAATTAACATACATCCTGTAGGAGCATGAGTAGCTTCTATTAAACCTTTATCTACTATTATCTCAGCCTTCTTTTCTAATTTAACAGGGAAGGTATAACCAGCTTTAGCAAAATCATTGGCATCTGTAATAGCATCATCTTTTTGAGTAAGTCTTGTCCAAGCTTTATCCCAATTAAATTGCTTCATAGGGTAGGGACAAGATACAATATCTTTATCTGCCTCCAACATTTTTTCTATAGTAGAAAAATTAAAATCAATATCTGAATCTATAAATAATAAATGAGTATAATTGTCTTCATGATTTAAAAATTCAGCTACACATAAATTTCTTCCTTGAGTTACTAGGGATGATTTCATTAAAGTAAAACTAATTAAGATGTTTCTTCTCATACATTCTTGCTGCATCTTCAACACTGCTTGACAATAATGCATAGAAACATCACTGTGTACCGGAGTACATATCATTATTTTATGAGGAGAACGTCCTAAATTTATATTAGTTACGCTCGAGTCTGATTGATCTTTTGTTTTTTCTTTATTAAACCATATAGGCTCATTTGGATACTGCATCTAAGGCTCCTTTTAAAAATGTTTCCCATTGTCTTCCAATCTTATTCCAGTTGTAATAAGAGTTAGCATAAGCTGATTGACAATCTAAATGATTAGATATTTGTGTATCTTGTAATGTTTTGGCTGCGGCTTCAATCCCAAATGCAAATTTAGAGGCTAATGCTTTATAGTCTTTATCGACAGGGATATACATTGGAAACTCCGCACCTGTTTCATATAAAGCTCCTAGATTAGTTGTAATACAATATAAGCCAGCGGCCATACATTCTAATAAAGATATACAAAAAGTTTCTTCAAATATACTAGGATAAACATACATATTATATTTATGTAGATTATCTTTAATGTACTCATTGGGTTTATAACCAATGTAATTTACATTGGGAAGTTGTTTCGCCTGCTCATATAAAGCTGTGTAATGTTTATCATTAAGGTCATAAAATTCTTTACCATATACTTCACATGATGAATAAACATCTAAACTAATTAATGGGTTTTTAACTAACTGCATAGCTCCCAGTAAAAGAGATAAACCTCTCCATGGAGTATTTTGATGAATTATTTTTATAGGTTTGCCCAGCTGATACGCAGGGGCTTGTTTAATTCTATCTATACCATTTTTAATAACAACTGATTTGTCTGTAGGAATATCAAAAAACTGTCTATACTTTTCATAAGTCCAGTGGGAATTAAAAACATACCAATCATATTTTTTATGATTAGATTTATCTTTAAACCATGGTGCAAGATTCGGTTGATCATATGAATTCTTTTGCCAAAGAATATTCATCTTAGTTGGATGTAATGGAATTTTTTCAGGGACAGATGTAGTAATCTGTACTTGATCTAATAATTTTGGATCTACATACTTTCGTAAGTAATCAAATTGTAATTCTGTGCCGCCCTTAGGGTTTTGGTTTGTCATTTTTTACTAATACTTTCTGCATTATGTCTAGACCTTTAGGTGAAACTTGTACAACTACATCTTCAACTATATCAGGTCCTTCTTTCTTTTCTTTAAATGTTTCTCCAGTTTTTGTATTTCTATAAGTAGTTATAGTAGTACAATGAATTTTATATATATTATCCGTTTTCATTCTCTCTTGTTATCAAAGCATAACTTATGGCACCTTGTATTGTATTACTGCCTGTAGCTGCTTGTACAGTTATAGCATCACCTGCTTCTAAATTCAAGCCTTGAGGTGAGGCATTTACTTGCGATTTAGCAGGTAAATCATCTCGAAAAAATTCATACTCAGTGCTCGAATCAGATGAATCAACTAAATTCATCTGTACCACAATAGATGATGATGCATCGTTGTTTGCACAATATACACTTTTAACTATAATTACTCCATCAGTAGGGCACGTAAGCACTGTAGCTTTGTTTACATCCGCTTGTTTAAAACCTTGATTTTTATATTGTATAGTCATTATGATAAAAAGTAGTTAAAAGCATCTTGTTCATTTTTCAAATCTTGTTGAAAAGAAAAATTTAATTGTTGTTTCATATTATCTAAAGATTCTAAAATTAATCTTTGATTATTAACTTCGTACTCTTCCTTAGGCTCAGGAATATATATAGTGATCTTAGCCACGTAATCCTGCTATTCCACCTTTAGCCATTAAGTCGTCTCGTGTACTATGTCGTGGTGCACCAGGGGCTCTTCCTACATTCGCCGGGTTACTTTCTAATTTATCCATAGCGCTCATTACTTTATTTAAATTTGGTTGAGAATAAGTTTTCCCTGCATCCCTTCTTTTAATCATAGCATCAGCTCTTTTTTGTAAACTACCCATTGGTCCTTTACCAAACATAGACACTGGATTATATCCCTGTAAAACTCCACCAGGTTGATACATCCCTGCTGCTGCAGTACGTTGAGGTGCACTAAAATTTCTCCATGCTTGCATACTTGGAGTGTTGGTAACTTTATTTCTAAAAGAATCTGCCAAAACTCTTCCAATTCCACCTTGACTCATCAGGTCTATTATCGAAGCAAAAATATTTTTTTTCTGTTCTTGAGGTATGAAATAGTCATCTGCATTAGATTGTTCATCAATGGTCTGGGCATCTACGAGATCATAATTATATAGAGAGTCTATACCTCTTCTTTGCTTCTGGTTTATAAGAGCTTGCATTAACATTGGATTGAACTCTTTTTCTTCAAAAGGCCGATCATCTTGGCTTCCAGTTGGAGAATACCCTTTTTCCCAGTGCCAGGTACCTGGTCGTTGAAAGGGTTCGTTAAAGTTTATATAATCACCCAAAAAATAATCTCCTGATTGCTTGGTAAACGGAGCACTTAGATCATCTTGTTTTCCCAGAAAAGTATAATCAGTTCCTTGATTATTTCCTAATGCTATTAAAAACTCTTCTTGTGTCATTATCTTCTCCCGTCCGCTTTCGCGTCTAATCTTAATGTTCCATATCGCCAAGTTTCTCCTGTAGAATCATTAGCAATATTAAGTGAAACCAATCTTCCTCTGGCTCTAGTATCTACCTTATCAGTAGTTGAGGTAACTGTAAAGGGTCCTAATGGAGAACTTACAGCCGTCGTATCAGGGTAGGAACTTATGTATATAGTAACCTTAGCATTCCCTGTTAAGAATTTAAAATCAGGTAAAAATCTTCTTACCGACATAAAATATTCACCATCCCCTCGATAATCAACTACACCTGTAGATTGACCTAAAGGTGATTTTCTTGTGGTAATATCATAATCTCCAGATCTAATGTAAGCATTAATAGAAGTCGTACCTGTACTATTAACTTGATCAGTTCCTTCTTCTTGGGAGTAATACATCGTCGCTCCATATTTACTAGTAATTCCTAATATAGACGGAAATACAGGGGTTGCTGTTGAAGTATAATCAGTTGCGTATGGATTACTAAAAACATTTGCATCAATCCAAGTTGTTCTATCTAAAGAACCTGTTGTCCATACATTCTCCCCGTAATTATATGTAACACATCTATCAATTTGCTCACTACCATTTTTAGGATAGAAAAAGTTTACTTCATTATATAAATTATTATGACCAGCTGCTACTAATCTATTAGAAGCGTAATTAATTCCTAAATTATTTCCATTACTATTGAATACAAAATCCTCTACTAAGCATGGAAGATATTTAACTGTACCATCAAATCTAAAAAATCCACCTGCATCACCCATCCAATATACCGCTCCATCGGCTGCAACAGCTGCATGTTGCCCGATGCATCCACAATTGGTACCTGCTAATTTAATACTAAATGTAAAAGGTGGGCCTACATATTGTGCTACATAAGCTGCCGTATCAGTTAAGATTAAAAGATAATCTTTACCTGTAACCGCTGCTCTAATTTCATTTCCGTTATCTAATCTAAAAGTACCTGCAGTATTTGTCGCTGTAGGAGCATAAGTATTTAAATCTTCTTGGTTAGAGAATCTTACAAACATTGGATCTTGAGTTGTGCTATCTCCAATAGTTGTCTCGGTACCTAAATGAAATAAGTGTCTATCTCTATCCGACACAATTGTCATTACAGATGCCGTAGGATTATTAGTAGTTTGAAAATTAGTTGTCGTTGTAGAAGCTCTGACACCTGTTGGAGCGCCTGCACCCGCATTCCATGTATAAGTTTTTCCATTAAATATTGTAGCAACTAAAACTTGACCATAGTTATCTAGACTCCAGTTTCCTGGATCCAGAACCACGGAACTTGTTGTTCTTGCAGTTCCCCATGTTGAACTTCCCCATAAATAAGTACCCCAACCATAGCCTAATGTTTGAGTAGTAGGTCCTACTGTAATATAAGGAGTAAGAGTAGCTGCGCCTACAGCAGTCATGCCTGCTCCAGTTTCATTACTCGATGCTTGTACTTCTAACCAATCACCTCCAGAATCTACAGTTATAATTTCGTAAGTTTTTTCTAAATCAGATGCAGTGTAAGCAGAATCAGATGTAACGGTTACAGATGTAACGACAATATATTCTCCTTGAGTTAAACCATGAGAAGCTTTGTTAAATCGAACCACATTAGAACCATTTGTAGTTGTTATGGTAAAACCTGTTATAGCTGTATCCAGAGGAGTAATATCAAAAAACTCATCCCCATAATAAATAAATAAACCTTTACTGGTTCCAATAGCAGTATACTTCTGTCCAGCTAAACTAGTAAAAGCATGTTGGGCTCTTGCCGGCCCAGGTAAAGTTTCTTGAGATGAAGTTAATTGATTCCATCCACCTATTTTTTCTGGAAGACCATATCTAAATCTAACAAAATCTCCATCTACCCATTGGCTTTCAGCCCCTGATTCGGTAGCTTGTTTGTTAAACCCAGGCTTGAAATTTAATTTCTGTAGCATATAGTAGCTTATATAATACTTATGGAAATAATGAAAGAGCGAAAATGCAGATCTTAGAGGCTGTTGTACATATTAAAGGTGTAATAAATCCTCTCTTATTGGAAAAAGTTATTAAATTCATAGACCATAAAGCTACTAAAAAACTTTCTGTCATAAGTGGGGACAGTCTTAAAGATTACAGGAGTGTGAAGGGATATCACCTTAATACTAAAACTCCTTCCAATATGTTTTATTGGAATATAATTAAAAAAGAAATTCAACGATTATATGTATATTATAAAATTAAATTTCCTCTCATAAAATCTACTACCGTTAATCAAATGGATCTCTTAAAATATGGACCCGGGGGAGAATATAAAATGCATAATGATCATCATGCTTTAACCCCTAGAACACTTACGGCTATTCTTAATCTTAATGATTCTTATGAGGGAGGTGAGTTAGCTTTTGGAGATCAAAAAGAAAATGAAATAGCACAATATAAATTAGGCAAAGGAGACATCTTATTTTTTCCTAGTTGCTTTTTATATCCCCATTCTATAAAAACCATTACTCAGGGAAACAGATACAGTATAGTAACATGGCTACAGTAGATTATAAATTAATAAAAAATTTTTTTTCTAAAGAAGAAATATTGTTTCTACAAAACTACTGCAATCGAAAATTAGATACAGATAAAGATTATGTTATTGATCATCAATCTTTTTCGCCGGCTTTCGATACGGATGAGGTAATGTTTTCTTTTTTAGATATAAAAAAATCTAAAGTAGAAGAAGAATCTAATTTAAAATTATTTCCTACATATGCGTATTGGAGATATTATATTTTTGGTGGATCATTAAAGTTCCATAGGGATAGACCAGCGTGTGAAGTTTCTGTTACAGTTTGTCTTAAAAAACATGATAAGTGGCCTTTAGTAATAGAGAATGAATCTGTAGAATTAGAAGAAGGTGATGGATTATTATACGCAGGTTGTGTTCAACTTCATGGAAGACCTGGAATTTATAAAGGAGAAGGAATGGCTCAGGCTTTTTTTCATTACGTAGATCAGAGTGGACCTTTTACCGCACATACATATGATAGATTTAGGCTTAGTCATTTACCAGCTTCTGTTTATGAATCTCCAGAAGATTTGACAATTAAAAAAAATCTTATTAAAGAATATAAAAAGGAAAAAAAGAACTATGGAAAAAACAGGTAGTATATCAAATTTTATAGCTGTCTATGATAACTATATTATAGATTCCGAATGTAATAAAGCCATAGACCTATTTGAGCAGGAGGATAAACTTCATCGGACATTAAATAGATTATCGTCTGAAAAATCAGCTGTTCTACAAAAAGAAGATCAACAATATTTTGTTGATGGGGGAAATATAAATATTTGGTGGGAATCGTTAAAACCCCTGATGTTAAATTTTGATATGGCCTTAAAACATTATACAAAAAATACAGGCTTTCTCGAAGCTTATGGGATTGAAAAACTTTTTTATACACATCTAAAGATTCAAAAGACTCTTCCCACAGAGGGTTATCATGTGTGGCATGTAGAACATAATGGTGATTATGACAATTCTAAACGAGGTTTGGCCTTTGGAGTCTATTTAAATGATGTTGAAGAAGGGGGAGAAACAGAATTTTTACATTTTTCTAAAAGAGTAAAACCCAAGAAAGGAAGAATAGTTATTTGGCCAGCTGCTTTTCCATACGTTCATAGGGGAAATCCTCCGTTAAGTGGAGAAAAATATTTATTAACTTCATGGTTAAATTTAGTATGAAGCCAGTTTTATTAGACAATATATTTTCAGAAAAGGAATTATTCTTTATGTATAAAGAAATAATTAATACTCCTAATTGGATAGTAAGCGGTGCATCTCGTAATGGTTTTTACGAAATGTTTAGGAGAGCGCCGATGTTGGGGGTAAAACAAGATAAAGAAACCGTTCTACACTATCCCCTTTTTCTTTATGGGCAATCCATCGTATTTAGAATTGCTAACTTATTAGCAGAGAAAAAAATAGGAATACCCACTACTATAGAGAGAATGTGGTTTAATATAACTAACAGTGGGGAGAAAAGTCAGCATGGGTTACATACCGACTCAGAATCTTCTCAAACTAAATCAATTGTTTTATTTTTAACACCCCTTTGGCAACCTGATTGGAGAGGGTCTTTCTATGTCGATGGAGAAGAATTTAAATTTAAACCAGGCAGTGCTGTAATTTTTGATTCAAACGAATATCATCAAGGTGAAGATGTTTTATCTCAGACATATAACTGGCAGAGATTAACGTGTAATATTCTTGTTAGAAATTATGATGTATAAGAAGTAGGTCTTGAACCTTTTTCAGATTCTGGTCTTTCGTCTGCATCCCAATCAGCTTGTAATTGAGCTAAGTGTGCAACATCCCATTTATCTATAAATTGAGTTCTAAAATCCCCTAAGGCAGCTTCGGCCCAAGTTTTGTTTCTTCCAAAAGTTCCTGGTACCATTTCTACGCAATCATTGTGATCATTGCCATCATCTACATATTGAATAGCATGTATATCATTCCATTTTGAATCAGTCCAAAATGAATCATTATCAATAATGTATCTTTGTGGCCACCCATCTTCATTTTTTACAGACTGATTAATAATTTGTCTGTCGTCAAAAATTACTGTCCATTTTACATTTTTTAGTGCCATATTTATTCTCCTTACGTTTTAATTACATACAATACTGTTAAGTATGGTTGTAACACTGATGTTGAATCTCCTGTAAATGTCGCACTCATATTGTGAGAGTGACCTCCGCCACCTCCAGTTGAACCTGTACCTGCAGCTGATGCTCCACCTTGATACGGCGGACCTACGTTATATTGTGCCGCACTACTTGCTCCCCCTGGGTGAGAGTGAGAAGGTATTTCCGGAGTTGATAATGTATGGTTTGCTGTTGATCCTCCAACGTTTCCAGTAGCTTGAACTGTGTTTGCTCCACCAGTTGAAGCTAATGCTTTATTGTTAGATTTAGAAACTGCTACGTTATCTTGTAAATCAGGTACGTTAAAAGTACTTGCTCCGTCTCCAACTCCATAAGTAGTTGAGACAATTGCAAATAATGCAGAGTAAGTTGATCTTGAAACAGCTTGACCATTACACTCTAAGAAACCTGTTGGTACAGATGCAGTAGACCATGGAACAATAGTACCTGTAGGAATTCCTTCGATACCTGTAAGGTTTGCACCAGAAAAATCGTATTTTGTAGCTTCGTAATTTGACATAATATATTATCTCCTATTTCTCCGTGTAAGTCCACCCAGTAGTAGCATCACCAGAAAAAACTAATGTAAAAGCTGCTCCTTGAGTATTAACTGTTAAATTAGATGCTGCATTAGCAATGTTAGAACTATTTCTACCAACCACTAAAGCATTTGAATTAAAATCATAACCTTGATCAACAAATGTGACCATGTCCCCTGTAGCTGGCGACGCTGGAAGTGTCGCCGTGACTCCTCCACCATTTGTATTTACTAAAAGTTGAGCACCTGCTTGAACTGTTTCGGCAGCAGAAATTGCTCTCCATACTTTATTTTCTTGTGCTTTATACACATTAGTTCCGTCAGACCATAATTGATATGTATGACCTTCACATAAAAGAATTCCTGTTCCAGAAGTAGTTTTGAAAGTTAGAGTGTAACTTGCGTGATCACATGCATCCCAAACTGTGTATGATTTTTCTACAGAATCTGGAATAGTAACATTAACGTTTGCAGCTAATGTACCTGTTAATTTTATTACTTCGTTTTTTCCATTAGAAACTGCACCATTAGTAAAAGTTAATGCTCTACTAGAGTCTGTTACGTTAAACGCATCATAACCACCAATAGCTTGTTCTAATATTAATAAGTTAGTATTTGTAATTTGTCCCCAAGTTCCCGAGTTTTCACCGGTTGCTTGAACTGTAAGTTTTAGACTTGCTGATGTCGAGTTAGCCATTTTTAATTCCTTATATATTCATATTATTAAATAAAGTGGTTTCTGTCAAACCTCTTTATGCAGCTACATCCTGCCATCCAGGGGGATCTATTGGTGCTGAACCAGTATCTACTTCATCCCAAATTAAAGCACTACCACTTCCTACGGCTACAGTCAACCCAAATCCAGTTGGAATTATAACTGCATTTGCTACAATAGTTGTACTTGTACCTAAAGCTGCTGTTAAACCAAAACCTGTAATAGTGGGAAGTGTATTTGCCTCTAACGTAGCTGTTCCTAATGCGGCTGTTAATGCTTGTCCTGTAGGACTAACAACATGATCTGCTACACCGGCTACAGTACCTAAAGCGGCAATCATGAAATTGCCTTGAATCATTGCATCAGGTGCAGGGTCTACATTACCTAAAGTTAATTGTGCTACATTTAAAGTATTGGCTGTAATAGTTGCATCGGCTTGAACTGTTTCAGTTCCGAGAGCTGCGGTTAAAGCTTGACCTGTTACACTTACATTTGCCCAATCTCCTTCAGCGCCCCAAACCCATTGACCCCAAAAATATCTACCCCAAC